TAAAACGTTTAGCAAGAGCAGCTTGCGACACTTTGCCTACATCATTAAGTGTTTTATAAATCCCTGCTTCCTGCCCTGCTGTTGCCTCTGTTAATTGCATTTGTAAATCACCCTGTAAGGCTCTCAGGCGGTCAATTTTGTATTTCGGGATGTCTTGCTTTGCAAGTTTTTGTAAAGTCTTATCCTGTGGGTATTTCTTCGCTTTTTTAGCTAATTCACGCTTGTATTTTTCAAATTCATCATAAGATAGCTTTTCTGCGGGATTATCGCCATATTTATCATAAAACTCTTTGATTTTCTTTTCAACATCATCAAGATTTGTTTTAAGTATGCGTTTTAGGTTATCAATGCCCTTTTCGCCTGTCTTGATAACCTTCATTTTATCCTGTCTTGCACGCTTCGCCCAGTAATCCCTACTGTTCATCTTCTTTCTCTTCTTGTTCTAATTTAGGGTTATTATTAAACCCGTACAAATCGGCATTCTTTTGTGCTTGAGTATCAAGTTCTTCAAGTTCCGCATCAACATCCTCAACAAGCGGAATATTTGATAAAAGTGTGCGGTCAGATACAACACCTTTAAGAGCCTGTACCATCTGATAAACTTCGCTGTTATCCTGCGGCAGGTTCTTAGTAAATGTGACCTCAATATTATCAAGCATTGCGACATTGCTTTTAAATTGATATTGCAGAAGGTGCAAAAGGATTTTAAACCGCTCAAATATAGACTTTTTGTATTTTGTAGTCTTTGTAGCCCATAACTGGTCTAATCCCCATAATTTAAACCGCATTGCGACACCTGATTGATTGCCTCCGAAGGCTTCGTCGGATAAATCCGGCACCTGTGAAATCTTGAACAGAAAATCAAGCAAATTGTCTATGTGCTGCTGCTCCGCCTGCGGGTTGAGGTTTTTTATAACCCATTCCATTTTTGCCCCGTCTGGAAGATTAGCAACTTTATATTTATTAATTATTTTTATCTGGTCTTCGCCTAACTTACCACCAGAAGCTGCAAGAATAGCATTAGCAATAGACTGCAAATTGTCTGTGGTATTTGATACTGCAAGGCTCAAACTGTCTAGAATACCCGTTACGCATTTGAAATCAGAGAATGCATCGTCATTGTTTAAGCATTGAATAATAGGAATTGCACCCATATTGTGTGGTTCTTTGCTTGTTTCTGTAAGAGCGTAGTCGCTGCCGTCAAAGATGTATAAGAAAGTATCCGTATAAACATAAACCCGTCTTTTGCTGATTTTATTTTCAAGATAATCCCAGAAATACACAGCACATAAAGGGTTTTGCAGTACCGTGTTATCAACAACATAAAACGTGTTTAGCGGGTCAAGACGTTTAAATATAACCCTATCTTCAATCGGTTCAGAACCTTCGCGAGCCATAATGAGCTGATATGACACTCCGTAAGTTGCCATATCACCGCCTTGTTGGAAATCGACCTCTCCTGCGTTGCAATTTTTATTTATATACTGTAATTTATCTAAAACCGTTTTAGTTCCTTCATCTTTGGTTGAATATGTAACCGGCACTCCAAACGTGTAACCCGTTGCTACATCAACAATATATTTTGCCATATTAACGTTGATTGAGTAGTTAGGACGACCCTCCACAGCCCCTTTTTTGTCGATTTTATTCAAACCATCGTAATAATTCCCGAGTTTTTGACGTTCAGGCAAGATTTGAGTTATAAAAGTGCCAAGCCATTCAATAAGGTTGTTCCTGTTTATTTCATTGTTATCAGCTGTAATCTGGTACATATATGCCATTTAAAAATCTCCTATAACTTGAGTATAGGAGATTGCAAATCGGGCAATTTGTGGTATAATACGGATATGAAAATACTTGAATATCCAGCTGAATTTGAAAATTATTTTAAAAACGCTAGAGATGGAAAAGAAGCTTTAATCATAGCTCAAAGATTTGTCGATTCTAACCCTGATATGTTTTATCTTGAAACAGATGGCATAGTAACAAAGCTAATGAATAAAAATATGTTTAAATTTTTAGATGGATTAAGTAATAGAATAGCCTTTTAACACTTAAACCCTGTCACCGCAGTGATAAAATTGTTACTCATATCATCTTCAAGTGCGTAGCGAACATCGTCTATATGGTGATTTCTTTTATCTGGGTATTTATCTTTAAACTCTCCGTTTTTATCTTTTTCAAGCTCATATAAAGAAAACTCTTCATAAGTCTTTGGGCAGCGTACCTTGTCAATATAGATATATGCAAGCTGTTGCAGCCACTTAATCCCATAGCGGACACTATCGGGTCCTTTTCTTGCTCCGTAAATCTTAAAACCTTTGCTTTGAAACTCCTCAATCGACTTAGGTTCTGCACTATCCGCAGTAATTAATGTTTGATGTTTCGGTTTTAGAAGCTCCATTGCACGTGCATTGGTTAATTGCACTTTATTTATTTCATCAAAAATATAAATACATCTGCGAGTTTTATCATAGTGTAATTTATTCCATGCAAAGGGGTCTGCTGCAAAACCCCAGTCGATACCTTCTCGCAAGTTGTCAAAGCCAGCTATAAGTTCATCAGACATACGCATATCGCGTACATTTTGGAATATAAGCCCACCTGTGCCTGTAATCTCTCCCATATACTCATGGCGGAAGGCAAGCTCATTAAATCCTTTCAAAAACTCCGCTTCAATAAAGAACTGTTCACCAAGCCATTCACGAGGAACATCTAAATAGGTATTATGAGTTACAAGCCTGTCGGGTCTGTCGTGTATAACCTCTTTATTAACCCAGTTATTGACATTCTGCGGCGGGTTGTAGGACTTAAACGCAATAAACTGATTACCACCACGCATAACGGACTGTTCGGCTTTTCGGATTTCTTCCGGTCCTGCAAACTCGTCAAGCTCCTCAAACCAAGATATTTTGTAATAACCTTTTTTAAGTTTAATTGATTTTGTCTTTGTAGCATCATCTAAACCCCTGAAAGCGATTACTTGACCTGTCGGGGTATAAATTATTCTGTATGGTGATTTATAAGCCTTAAAATAGTCATTAACCCCTAATGCATCAATCGCCCAGAGAATCTGGTTATATACGCTCTCTTCAATGTCCTTACCGATTTTCCGAAAACAAATAGCGTTGCATTCAGAGTCACGGATTACGTTGTAAATAATTTCGAGTGAAATAAAAGAGGACTTAGTAGAACCTCTGCCACCTTTGAACCAGTAGTGAGTGTGTTTCCTCTCTTTAATATCTCTATGTGCCTCGTAAAAAGTTGGGATAACAATATCACGCAATTTAACCATCAGATGTTATCCTCAATAATTGGAACATTTTTAACATTAATATTGATATTAAAGGCACCTATCATTTTGGCAAGCATTTCACAAGCTTTTATACGGTCTTTTGGGGTTACTTTTTTTCTTGCCATGTAAAATCTACCGTCAAGGCTCATTGGAACCTCTTCAACATCCTGACCGCGAATTAGTTTTGTTAAAAACTCCTGTATTTCTTGCGCCTCTGCAATATTTTTATTCTTGATTTCTGAGTTGAGTTCTTCTAATCTTGCCCTAATATTGCCGTGGTCAATAAGATCCTTAGCTTTGCGGTTTATAGTTTCAGGTTTCATGTTTCGAGTGTTATAAGCTTTCCGGTAGGATTCTGAGGCATTGCCACATTTTATATATTCTTGACAAAACTTTTCTTGTTTAGGAGTTAACACCGATAAATTGTACCTTTATATTTATACAAGATATTTATTATACAGCATTAAAAAACGGGCATTATTCTTTATTTAATCCTATTACATCATTTATTGTTTTGAGCAATTTTTCTTGAAATTGTTCTAGTTTGTTGTTTTGCCACATTATAATATTCTTTTGTCGTATATCAAAATGAACACCACATTGGATTATTTTACCTTTTTGATCTTTTTTATCTTCAAACCAATCTTTACGGCAAGTATAAATTACTGGTATGCCTAATGCTTCTGCATATCCAGCTTCATAATATACACCACCTCTATGCCCTGTTAAATCTGCAATCAGAAAACGGCTGTTTTTTATTTGTTCAAGTATTTCAATAGGAATGTAGTTTATATGATTATATTCATCAATTTTTAAAACCTGATAACCTGTTTTATTTTCAATTGTTTCTTGTGATGCTTTATAAAAGCCTTTTGTACATCTATTAAACCACATAGCAATAAAACATTGTGTTGAATTAAGATGTTTTTTAGATTCAATATATTCAAAACCTTTTGATGTTAGAGAAATTTCTCTATCGATAGGCTTTAAATTATCATCTTGAACTTGCAATATTGATATCGGCTTTGTCTTAACAAACTCTTTATTTTCTAAATCTTTTAATATATTTTCAAACTCTTTTTCATCTTTACAGAAAAATAAACGATGTCCATTTCGGCGGTCAACAGAAACGTTTTGCCCAAAAGAAGTACTACTTTTATAAAGATAATTCATTATATTATCCATTTTTTCTAACATAGTTTTAGGTGCTTTTATCTTACTTAAAAATTCATCTTTGTTTGATTTGGTTATGTAACTTTGTAATCTTAATTCTCCATTATTCTTTGCAGTAGTATAATAATAGTATCTTAATTTTATTTTTTCGTCCTCTGAAAATTTTGGGATATCAAATGCTGAACCTATATTAAATTCTCCACAAATTGGACATTTTACTCCATTTGTTTGTGATTTAGATATGAGAATAGCATCTAAATCGCAAATAGGACATTTTATTTTTTCTTCCATCTTACCCTCACTATTCTATTATATTAACATAAATTATTTTAAATTTATACATGCATTTTTCAGATCATAACCTTGTCTTAATAACCTTAATAATTTAATATGAATTTTAATCCTTTCTTTTATAGACAGCATTTCAGAGCCGGTTATTTCAGCTTGTTTGTCTTCTGTCCATACGGTTAATCCGTGAAT